GTCTGTGTGCCAATATCAAGGCCCACACGGCCTTGATTGACGGGATGCCTCATGACGCCGTTGCTATCGCATTTGACGGGAGGATACCCTTCCAAAACAAGTTGAGCATAATACTTCCACTTATTGCGAACCCATTTACGGGTGATACGGCAATACTTTACGCCGCATTTGAGGGCTTCCTGCTGATATCTTCCCGTCTGAGTGTTAGGATTACGCAACACAACAGGAAATTCATGGTCGCCATACACTATGCGCAAAGAGCCTTCCCCAATAGACAGTTTGACTTTCGCAACGGCAGCGACGATATCGGCTTCCATTTGCGGTATTACAGCATCAGGAAGAATGACCTTTTTATCATCTTCAGGGTCAGGCTGTCCGTATGCTTTATAGTATCGCTGCTCAATAGCCTTTTGCTTTTTATTTTTTGCTGACCTTATATTGCTCGTTGTGAGATTTGCCGGACGAAGCACAATGCCGGTGGCGTTATTCTTGCCAGAGATAGAAGTTACATCCTCAAGTTTTTTATAATGGACGGCCTTTCCTTTGCTGAAGAAAAAGCCTTCCCAAGCCGTCCAGACAACAGATGCAACTTTCTGTGCTACATGAGAGTGGATAGCAAAGTGCTTCGCGTACGGCACAACCAACTTATGCAGACCGTACCCACGACTGTATGCTCGGCGACAACGCCATTTACCGGTTGAACCTTGTTGAGAAGACGTTTGAGGGGCATTATCTGTATGTCCAGTTTCCGCCGGACAAGGAGAAGGAATCGATTCGATACAGAAATGACTACACCTCTCCCAATGGCAGCCCCTACGCGTTTCGACGCATGACTTGTCAGAACTCGAAAGGAATCGAACAGGACAAGAAAAGCATTGAAAAAGAGGGGGGCACCGTGGTGGATGAGTGCGACGTCATCTCAACGCACTACTATGTGTCGGCCAAAAAGCGTTACAGCGACAACGCTCGAAGCAACATGGAGGTTTACCGAGATGAAATTATGAACCTCACCTACATGAACACCGTGTGGGTGCTGTACCTGCTCACAACCAGGCATACCGAGGGATTCCGGCAATTTGCGTCCGCCACTAAGTACCTCAATACGGCTCTGCAGTATCTGCGTGAGCGTGAGGAAACCGAAAGGAAACGAATCGCCGCATACTACCCGGACCTGGACTCTATCTCCGATTGGCCGGTGCTTTTGAGCGAGTGGAAACTCGCAAAAAATGTACGGGAAATCACGGACTATCAGGCGAAACGGTTCGCCAAGACGCTTTCTGCCACTCAGAAAAACGAAAGAAAAACATTGTGCATCTGTGCGAATTGCATATAATACAAAATATAGAACGAAAGGCATCAAAAAACATCGTTGGTCGGGCAAAATCCGACCAAAAGGCTAGGGCAGGCTCAGTTTTGAACCTGCTCTTTCTTTTTATCGGAGGCTTTATGTCAAACAAAGAAGAACGCATGAACCGCAATAAAAGCATCATTGAAGATTACAAAAGTGGAAAGTCGATTTTAGAAATCTCGCGGAAATACAATCTTTCAGAAACGATGTGCTACAAAATCCTGAAAAGAAAACAAGTGCCGTCAAATTTTCTCGAAAAAAAGATGAAGGCGTACACTGAGCGAAACACACAAATTATCAAGCAGTATAAAAACGGCGTGACTGCCAGAGAACTGGCTAAGATGTACGGCATTTCCATGCAGCGTATTTATGCAATCTTGCATTCGAGCGGAGAGTACGAAAGCCAAAAATACAATCATATTGAAACGGCTCTCAAAAAAGAGAAAAAGATGCGGAACCAAACTTTTCTTGATGCTTACACAAAAAATCCTCAAAAATCGATTATCGAGTTAAGCAAGGAGGTAAATATCAGCCCTTCACTAGGTTACCTTATCCTTCATCAAAATGGGATTTACCAGTATAACGTAAAAGCCAGAGCTAAGGAGAATAGCGAAAATGCCGATTAACAAGATTACCCACGTGTGTCTAACTCATGACAAAGTCAGGGCGCGAAATGAAAAGATGCTGGAGGATGCCAAGAACGGTATGTCCCAGGAACAGCTGGCCGAAAAGTATCAAATCTGTGTTTCTACTGTCCGATATAGTCTGAAGGACTTTTACGAAGAACAGGCCCGGCAAAGAAAAGCAAAGAAGAAAGCCTGGCAAACCCAGATGATTCATGAATATGAGATGGGCGCAAAATCTCCGGAGCTTCAGGAAAAATACGGCATCAGTGGAACGCTCTTTTATCGGATTCTTCATTCGCACGGAAAGAATGGCCGACAAATCCACAGCCAAAACCGTATCGAGACTGGCAAGAAAAGAAACGCCGAGATGGTCAGGAAATACAAAAACGGCGTTTCTGTCAAAGAGCTTGCGGAAGAATACGGGCTCAAAAAGGGAAGCGTATATCGCGCCATGAAGCGGTATAATCCAGGCCCAGGGAAAAGTAAAAGTTGTCAAAGTGAGGAATAATTGCATGGCTGCATCAAAGAAAGATGTTGCGAAACAGCAGGTCAAAGAAGACCGAGAAAAAGTCCGGGAAATGTATCTTTCTGGCAAAACTGTCAAGGAAATCGCCAAGGAAACGTATTTTTCAAGCTCTTATTGCTATGCCATGGTGAGAGACCTAGCAAAAGAAAAGAATCTTGCAAAGAAATCAAAAAGAGCACCTCTCAACGAAGCTATGATTCAAGATGCGAAAGCCGGGATGACGGTTGCTGAAATCGCAAAGAAGCATGGCGTGACTTATCAGCAGTGCTACTATACTGTTTCTGAATACGCTCAAACTACGATTAAGAAGAACAAGAAAAAGCAGTCTGCTGCCACGAAAGTTCGCAATGCGGCTATGTTGGAAGATGCGAAAGCCGGAATGACTGATAAGGAAATCGCCAAAAAATACTTTTTGTCTCGAAGCAGTGTCCGAACCATCCTTGTGGGGTGTTTACATACTGCAAATACCAAGAAGCGAAACGAAAGGCGCGAGGCAATTCTTGCGGATTATGAAGCAGGAATGTCCTCGAAAGATATCTGTAAAAAGCACGGTATTTCGGCATCTACTCTCTACAAGGACATGCGCCAGATTGGGAGGACTAGCCAGGAATACTATCACAAGGCACTGAAAAATAAGACCAATCAAAGGAATTCCGATATTCGAAGCAAAATCGAAAGAGGGGTCTCGGTCAGCACTATTGCCAAGGAATACGGAATCTCTAAAACGGCGATTTATGAAACCTTTCATCAGGAAATTGTCAGAGCTGGAATTTTACAGAAATGCGGCCGTCCGCGAAAAAACACGGAACGTAATGCACTGATTGCTAAACGCCACAGGGAAGGCGAGAAGGTGCAGGCGCTTGCCACTGAATATAATCTCTCTGTTTCGACGGTAAACACTATTTGCAGTAGAAACAAAAATCAGAATATTGCATCACATTAACAGGCTGCCATTTGGCGGCCTGTTCTTTTTTGGAGGAAAATAACAATGACCGATGACGTACGGAATTTGATTCGATTTGTGGTGGATGGCGATATCCGAAATGCACAGACTCAGTGCCGAATCATGCTTGAAAAGAATGTCCCTGAAAAAGATGCCCGGTTTAAGGAGGCTGAACTCAAAAAGCTGAATCTTCTGAAACCGGAACTCATTCAGCTGCCTGCCAACCTGGAAAGTCTCTTGATTGCGGAGGACGCTACAAATTTCCCGGAAAGCCGGTTCCTGCTTCGCGAGGAAGAAGAGGCGGTTATCAACAAGCTTTTAGCTACCAGAAAAGCAGCTCTTGCCATCAAGGAATTGGGCATTCACTATACCTGCTCTTTGCTTTTGACTGGGCTTCCTGGCGTCGGCAAGACTGAATTGGCCCGCTACATTGCACACAAGGCGAATTTACCGTTTGTTTTCCTGAAATTCTCTGGCTTGGTTGATTCTGCTCTTGGTCGTACACAGCAGAATATCGGCAGAGTATTCGACTACGCAAAACGCACGCCCTGCGTTCTCTGCGTTGACGAAATTGATGCTATCGGAATGTGCCGTGGCAGCCGTGATGACGTCGCTGAAATGAGCCGTGTCACCATTGCTTTGATGCAGGAATTGGACCGGCTCCCAAACGATGTCATTCTCATCGGCACCACAAACCGTGTCGATAACCTTGACGAAGCCCTCATTCGCCGGTTTACTTTCAAACACCGGGTTAAGCCTTTAAGCGACGATGACATGAAAGAGCTGTGCAAGAAGTTCCTTGCTTCGGCAGACTATCCCTTCACGGAATCCGAACTCGACGAACTCTGCCATTCGCTGCGTGAACAGCGGACTGCCAGCGCCGTTGTCAATGCCTGTACAGAACGTATCGTTGCACATATCGTATCGCAGCTGCCTGAAAATTCGGCAGATGCCGTGTAAAAGTATGATAGCCTGGGAAGAAAGCCCTCGTCAGTTTAAGATGTCCAAGCAACTCGATGAGGGAAAATTCGGAGAAGACTTGGCTCGCAAATTCCTTAACGACCCGATTATCAAAGTGAATCATGGCATTAGCCATTACGATGACGTGACTCAGGATAAATCATATCAAGACAAAGATACCGATTTCATTGTCTGGAAGAAGAATGGTAAGACCTTTGGCCTGGAAGCGAAAGTGGACAGCCACAATACCGGAAATTTCTACCTGGAAACCTCGGTGGACTACTTCTCCATGGTGCCTGACGCTCTGAACGAACAACGGGTAGCGCGGCGGTATCGGGATGGCATCGACCCTTTATGGCACACCCCGGGCTGGGTATACAGGAGTGGTGCGGACCAGATTTTCTATTATTTTAAGACTACGCAGCTGCTTTACATTTTCTCCCGCGTTGATGTCTGGTTCTATGCTGAAAAGCTGATGCGCGGTGGAATCCATCTTGACCCCGAAATCAGAAAACCGAAGATGTATTCGGCTGAAAACACCAGCGAACGAGATGGCTCAACTCTCTTCTTTGCTAACGGCTTATGCGTGAACGCCGAGCAGACATACAAGGCTTTAGGGGCACAAAAAAGAGTCATCAAATACCAGGTTGAGAACCCGGATTCAGACGTCCCAACGTTCAGCTTTTGCCCTTTCAAATTGTCAACAACCCCGCCTAAACCGGTTCGCCGGTTATAGACGGGGCTTGCGGGGCAACCCGTAAGCCCGGTTGATTAGCCTCGGTGAACGGCAACTTCGGTTGCTGCGAACTCCGTTATGCATTTGATGAGCAATCATCTTCATAATATAGGCACCCCGATATGCTCCACAAGTGTCGGGCTCTGCGGGCAGTGTATGTATCAATGGCGCAAGCCGTTGATATGTATTACGTTAAAAATCTCTAAGGGTAGGAGATGTGCGGCTGCCATGCCGAAAGGCTAAAACAGTGCATAACATTGGCGAAGTGGACCACAGGGCGCAAGCCCTGACTTATAGTTTCATTACTATTTAACGAAAGGAGTATCTTGCATGAGCACTTGCGTTTGTGTTCTCAGCAACAGTGGTGAACGCTTAATGCCTACCTTCCGTCTTAGCAAGGTACGCCGACTCTTGAAAGACGGAAAGGCAAAAATCATTAAGCGCCATCCATTTACTATCCAGTTACTGTATGACAGTAAAACAAACACGCAGCCCATCGAAATCTGCGAAGACGTGGGCTACAACTACATCGGCATCAGCGTGAAAAGCGAATCCCACGAATATGTGTCTGCCCAGTATGATACATTGCAAGATGAGAAGGAACATCACGATGATTGCCGTAAGATGCGCCGTGCCCGCAGAAACAGACTGCGTTACCGTAAACCGCGCTTCGATAATCGCAAACGCGGCGAGGGTTGGCTTGCTCCATCTTTGAGACATAAGAAAGAACTCAATGTCAACGTTGTCAAGATGTGTTGTGCAGTAATGCCCATTACTCATGCAACGGTTGAGGTTGGTTCTTTTGATACGATGCTTGTAAAAGCAATTCAGGAGGGAAAAGCCATTCCAGAAGGAGCAGACTACCAAAAAGGTCCTCGCTACAAGTTGGCAACCTTGCGGGAAGCGGTATTTTACCGCGATAACTATGTCTGTAAGGTTTGTGGGCGTAAAGCTACCGAAGGTGCGATTTTACACGTGCATCACATGTTTTATTGGAAAGGTCGTCATGGCAACAGCCTGGACGAACTTCTAACGGTATGCGAAAAGTGCCATACACCAGCTAACCATCAAAAAGGTGGTAAGCTTTATGGCTTCGGAGAAAATGTAAAGTTTGCCGACCTTTCCGGTGCGGCTTTTATGAACACCGTTAGGTGGCAAATTGTCAATGAACTCTATGCTGCTTTTGGCAAGCCGTTTGTTACAATCACTTATGGCGCAATGACAAAAGAAAAGCGTATCGCACTTCGACTTGAAAAAAGCCATAATAACGACGCGTATGCAATGGGGAATTGTCACCCGGCACACCGTTGCGAGTTTGGACATTACCAAAAACGATGCAGAAACAATCGTGTGCTGGAAAAATTCTACGATGCCACTTATATCGACACCCGCACCGGTGACAAAGCAAAAGGTAAAGAACTTTTTAACGGCAGAATAAACAGAAACCACAAAAAGGATTCTGAAAATTTTCACAAGTACCGCAGCAAAAAGGTGTCGAAGGGCCGTCGCTCTATAAGAAGGCAGCGCTATGCAATTCAGCCATACGACACTGTGCGTCTCGAAGGTAAAACATACATTACAAGCGGGTGCCATAATAAAGGCACAAGACTTTTGATTCCTGCTAATGGGAAAAGCAAGTCCGTAGCAATTTCCAAAGTTCAAGTTGTTTGCCATGCGGGAGCATGGATACAAATCATCTAAATATTGAAAGGAGGTAAGCAGGAAATGCTGTATCTTAGTCTTTTCTAAGAAACGCATTCCTCCCCACCTAAGCCTTACGGCTATAGATGGGGTGTCCTGCTCCATAATTATGAAGCACAAAATCTCGGAAACCGGCGCTCGGATGCTTAAATATCAAGAGCAGCTTGCCCGCGAATACAAATACAAGCCTATTCCGCGTACTTTTTTTAAGGATGTACGAGCGGAGGTCGAAGAAGCGCTGCCGGAATGGTGCAATATGTCCGGCGATACGACCAAACTCGAAACCAGAAGCGGCACGGTCATTGCCAGCGGGTATAACCGAATCGTGATTGGCGACTACGGCGCATTCGTTGAGTTTTCGCGTGCCCAAGCAAATGCACGTCATTTGAAAATCAAAGAGGGGCAGAGCTATCGTATCGAAGACCCGCGCTATGCTGAGCACGTCAAGTATCTTTGGCTCACGGCGGACGATGACTCAAACGTGAAAGTATACGACCAAAAACGCTCGGTTGAGTACGCTGACTACAAGCCGGGGATGCTGTATGTCAGCGTGTACGAGGTGTTTCCGGCAGGAGAAGGTCACTGAAAAGAAAGCCGAACCACAGGACGAATGGGGACAGGGTGATTCTATTGCTGACCTATACGCAAAGAGCGGCGCAGTGGTTTCACAGGTCAGTTCGGCCAAAGATTTGCTGACTTTCCTGCAATCTGCCGGAACCACAAGGCATTTTTGATGCGCTTGCCCCAACCACTAGATATAGTGGTATCTTAATGTTTGTTTACAATTTGAACACTATATATTGTGTTTTTTCGTTGACCGGATACCACATATATGGTATAATACAATTGTTCTCAGGAAGAGGAACGGCTCCTGAGACATCAAGGTTTTCCTTTCCCCAATCTTGGTCGCATGGCTTCATTTGAGCTGACACAGGTGAAGCGTGAAAATCATCCGTTTCATAGTAATATCTTTCCTTTCTTTGGCGCGGGTAACTCCGCGCCAGCCGTCCAAGCAAACAGCCTCCACGCGGCGGACGGTGGACAACAGACGTTTCCGTGTTCCGGGCATCTGGCTAATGTTTGTACTTGCTGGTTTAGCTCAGCTGGTAGAGCAACTGATTTGTAATCAGTTGGTCGTCGGTTCAAGTCCGACTTCCAGCTCCAGACGCTATCCGTTGGATGTATCGAAATCACATGATACGATGCTATACACAACATCTGGCGGACAGCATGCCACCCATTAAGGCGGCCTCCTCGTGGCGGGTGGCGGACAGCGGCTCTTGCGGCTGCTGACGAATGTCTTAGAAGCATGCAAACGTACGAGCATCCCCGTTAAGCCGGGGCGCAGCCAGACGCGACATAGCCGGAAAGGCAAGACTGCTGCACGGCATCTGGTAAGTTAGCCGCAGTCTTATACTCAGCCCTTATCAATCCGTTGACCCGATTTGACAGGGAAATAACGGCAGGGCTCAAATTGAAGTTGACCAACACCCAAGCGCTTTCTTGGATTCTCGCGTATCGTCAACGATGAGGTTCGCAAGATTGTCAGGTGGTGTGAAGATGACATCCGGGGATGACGACCTACTAAACGGATGTCATAGCGGGGCTAAGTGAGGGTTCACCCGCAATCTTATGCAGGTATCGTATAACGGCTAATACTCCGCCCCTCCAAGGCGGAGACGCGGGTTCGACCCCCGCTACTTGCTCCACACGTCGCAGTCACCGTACGCCACGACGTTAAACTTGGTGAGCATGGTCCACATGTGGTCCGCTGTCGAATTGCTAATGGACAGCCTCAAAACGAATAGGCAAACAGGTGCTGTGCCTGATAGTATCCAATAGTCCCGGTATTAGTCGCGAATAAGACCGGAAAACGGCGGAAAGGGTATAAAGCAGAATCCATCGATGCAGCTATCGAATGGTGCTGGACGCGGGGTTGGCTTCCTCGCTGAAGGGGTGATAACCAGCATAAAACACCCTGCCGTGCTAGTGTAGCTCAGTTGGTAGAGCAGCTGATTCGTAATCAGCAGGCCGTCAGTTCAAATCTGACTATTAGCCCCATTACTCGATGAAACAATAAATAGAAAGGAGATGAAACTTATGGAACAGGCAATTATCAATGTTGAAGGTACGACTACCATAGAAACCGCTGCAGCAGCAAAAAAGCTGATTGAAATGTTTGGCAACCGGAACATCCGCGCCATCGCTGTCAACCGTGTAAACGACAAGAGCGACGAGGTCATTGTTGAGCTCGATTTCGTGCCCGGCTTGGCACCGCATCTGCACGGCTTTACACTTCAGGTTAATGGCTTGACTTGCGGTTATGCTGGCACCGGTCCTTCCAATCTGTATGAAGTCCTGCAGGCGGCTGGCGTGAGTGAAGCTCAGGTAGCACGCGAGGACATCACTCAGAAGAGCACAAAAACCATTCCTCTGCGCCTGGAACGCGCCGTGACTCAGTACGGCGACTTCCAGTTTGCGTAACGCTATTTGGCGGGCTTGACCCGCCATCATGGAGGGATAGCTTAGCTGGATAAAGCACCTGCCGCAAAGCAGAGTATCGATGGTTCGAGGCCATCTCCCTCCACTATCCAGACGCCCTTTCGCATCCTTCCGCCAAAGGTATCTGGGGTACTGTACTGCACTGCGTGTAGTACGGCCAATCAGGCGCGGAACTCCGAAACCATACCACGAAGAATTATATCCTCTCCGCGCAGCATGGACATGCTATTTTACGGGGATAAGTTCAAACCGAAATTGTGTCGAGTGGCGAAGACGGTTGCGGCACTGGCGAAGCTAATATCTGCTTCGTCAACCATCCATGAGAAAGCCTCCACGCGGCGGATGGTGGGCAACGCAGCAAAGCTGCGGCTGATTTCTCCTTAAATCGGTATCTGAATAAATACAGATAGATAATCACAAAAAATAAAAAGAGCAAAGGAGTACACAGCATGAGCAATCAGAAAATCATGAAAGCAATCGCAGGGATTGCAGCAGCCGGTATGATGGCAACTTGTCTGCCTGTCGCAGCGTTCGCAGCCACCGGTGACACCTACCATTTCTCTTTCAGCAATGGTTCTTCCCAGGACCTTGCTCCGGGCGGTTCTATGACGTTCCCGGCAAGTCAGTATGACTACGGCTACTGGATTACCCTGCAAGGCCATGGCGGGTATACCTACAACTACTATCCCGGCGACACTCTGCCGTACGATGCAGTTGACCAGTGGTTCACCGCTGACGGCATCACTTCCTGCTATGCGGCTGAGGGTAATCCGCGTTCCATCACCATCAACTACCAGATTGACGGCAACACGGTGCTGACCGAAACTGACACCGCCACTTTCCCGGGCAGTGTTGATGGTCAGAGTGTTGAAGCCTGGAGCACGGATTCCGGTGATACTTACACCGCATCCAGCAAGAGCCTGAACCATGACCGCCTGTTCTACTACCTGGGCGACGACATCCACGACAACGTCCTGACCCTGAAAGCCACTTCTGCATCCACTCCCGACGACGGCAAGGATGACAACAAGGGCGATGACAAGGGTGATGTTACCAACCCCGACGATAAGGACGACAATACCGGTGACAACGGCACCACCACTCCTGATGACAAGGGCGACGTTGTGACTCCTGATAAGGACAACACCGGAAAAGACAACACTTCTACAGGCTCCAATAAGGGTAACGGTACTACCACCACTACTCCGACCGCTCCTCGCAAAAACGTTGAGGTTTCTGAACATGGTGAAATTGCCGCCGCTATTGCCAATGGCACCTGGGGCAATGAGTACACCGTCTGTACCAGCTGTGGCTATCACAACTGGACCCGCAAGGGTAACGTTTACGTCTGTGACCATTGTGGTCATGAAGTCCTGACTGTTAAGGGCGCTGATGGCGTCAAGGGCTATGCTGGCACTCTGGCTGGCAACGAGCCCCAGTACGCTTCTACCTCTGAAGCTCAGGCTGCTGCTGAAAAGCGTGAAGCCGCTTATGCCGCTTCCATCGCTGCTCTGCAGGCACAGGTTGCCGCTCGTGAAGCTGCTTATGCCGCTTCCCTGGGCATCCACTAATTTGCCATCCTCTAACTAACGGTAATCGATAGTTTTTCCTCCTTGCTGTGGGGCGGGATTTCGGTCCCGCCCCATCCTTTTGCGGTCAGATGTCCGAGTGGTTTAAGGAACTGGTCTTGAAAACCAGCGATGCCGCAAACGTCCGTGGGTTCGAATCCCACTCTGGCCGCCATGTTTGCTGGGACTTCCCAGCTTTTTTGTTTTTGTGAACAGCACAAGGCAACAGATTGCTATATCGAATAGGGTTGTGTATACTAGAGAAAAAGCAGATTAAGAGGATACGCCATGACAAAACAGTCTGACATTGAGATGGTTGCCAAAGCCAGAGCTTGGGCTGTTAAGGCTCATGCTGGGCAAAAAGACAAGGCTGGGAAGGATTATTTCAAAGCGCACGTTACGGTTGTAGCAGAAGGCGTAAAAGGTGACCCAATAGCCGAGGCTGTGGCATTTCTGCATGATACAGTCGAAGATACGTCCGTTACAATAGAAGACATCAGAACGGGGTTTCCAAAAGAGGTTGCTGATGCTGTGAGTGCGTTGACCCATAGCAAGGGTATATCGTATGCTGAATATCTTTGGTATATTCAGCAAAATTCGATTGCTGTCAAAGTAAAGCTCTCGGACCTTCGCAGCAATATGGACTTAACCAGGCTCCCTCACACTCCAACTGAAAGGGACTTGGAAAGAACCAGAAAATATAAGCGGGCATATACGATACTGTCATCGAGAGAAGGTATAAGCGCAGTTAATCCGTATGCACTGTACGACTACTTGCTGGCAAACAACTGGAACGTCAAAAGGAAAAGCACGAGGACTCCCGTTCTGGAAACAACGAATGGCTCAGCTGAAATCAAGGTGCCCATCGACCTGGCTTTGGCTGACTATGAGTCCAGGGTGGCTGAGGCTTTAAGCGAGTTGTGTTCGTGTGAGGACATACCGTTCTCGAATGCAATAGCGCGGATTACTGCTTGGAGACCGGTCAAACAATGAGCGCGGGCCTGCCATTATTTTTACGAAAAGCCTTGACTTTGGCTTTTACATATTGTATAATTAAGACGCTGAATTTGATGAAAGGAAAATTGCACGATGTTTGCTGCTATGATAAACAAACAGAATAAATTGCAAAAGCTGTGGAGCAATTGGAATCTCTTCGGCTGTTTTGTGTTGTCTGTTTGTGCAAATCATAGTGCAGTGATGGTTGAATAAAATCATCCAAGTATCGGTTGTTTTCCATACTCTGCACGATATGAGCACCTGTCAGACGCACAACGCCTGATGGGTGCTTTTTTGATGCAGAAAATCAGAATCAGGTCACTCTAATGCCGCTGGAGTGAATTCCAGCCAGGCTTATTAAAGTGTATGCTATTATACATAATGTATATTCGAGGATTCGCCAAGCGGAGTGGTTCGAGTCCGCCAATTCCCACCAAAGGTTCCTGGCTTCCTAGAAAAAGCCAGTGGTGGAGCTGATGGGTTAATACCATCACAAAACAGTGCATGTGCTGCCAATCACATGCCTTTCATGGGCCCGTAATGGTTTTCGACAGGGTATGGAAGATTTCATGTCGCGGGTATGGTTCCGCCTCAAGGACCACCTTAAAAAGTAACTGACAACAATCGTTACGCTTCTCCTATCGCTGCTTAATTAAGCAGACGGAGACCAAAACAACGCACCATCTCGCGGGTAAGCGTGTGAGGTTCAAAGGTACGCAAGATATGTACGGCGCAGAATAAAACCGGAACCGTCTGAAGTCCAAGTACACCAAGACGTAAATCATGGTGAGCGTGGTCATCTGTCCGCTGCAAAAGGTTTGCCACACGACCAGACAAACAGTCCAAAGTTGTCAATCATGTGACTATCGCGTAAGTAATCATGGAATTGGATATATGCTGGACACGAGTTCGACTCTCGTCGGGTCCACCAGAATAGCGTATTTACGCTATATTTTAATTTAGGGCGGTGCAAAAACCGCCATCATGCTCCCGTAGCTCAGTTGGTTAGAGCATCTGACTGTTAATCAGAGGGTCGTCCGTTCGAACCGGACCGGAAGCGCCATTTGCCGAATTAACTCAGTTGGCTAGAGTAGCTGACTCTTAATCAGAATGTCCGGGGTTCGAATCCCCGATTCGGCACCATAAGGGCCATTAGCTCAACTGGCAGAGCGGGCGGCTCATAACCGCTTGGCTGGTGGTTCAATCCCACCATGGCCCACCAAAATTTTGATGCAAAGCGTGCCGGTGTCAAAATAATCAATCCGCATTCCCGAGCACAATGTGGTAGACGCGCAACAAGTGCTCGTAACTCAATCGGTAGAGTACCCGACTTTTAATCGGGGTGTTCGGGATTCGATTTCCCGCGAGCGCACCATGCCCGGCAGAGCATTATCTGCCACTTTTGTGGGTGTATAGCTCAGTAGGCAGAGCGGCGGACCGTTAATCCGTTTGTTGCAGGTTCAAATCCTGCTACGCCCGCCATAAGCTCCTCTGGTGAAATTGGCAGACACAGTGCGTTCAAACCGCACCGTTTTGAGGGTTCGAATCCCTCGGGGAGTACCATGTCCGGCAGTACAACAACTGCCATTTATGGGTTGTTAGCTCAGTTGGCAGAGCAACAGACCGTTAATCCGTGGGCCGCAGGTTCGAATCCTGCACAACCCGCCATATGCTCCAGTGGCGAAACTGGCAAACGCGGCGGCTTTAAGTCCCGTTTTACTCTGGGTTCGACTCCCAGCTGGAGTATCTATATAGGGGTGTAGCTCAAGTGGTAGAGCAGCGGTCTCCAAAACCGCTTGTTGCATGTTCGAGTCGTGTTACCCCTGCCACAATAAGAAAAGCCGTCCTCACATAAGAGGCGGCTTTTTGTTTTGGAGAGTATACAGACCAAAAAAACTAAACCACAAGTTGATTGCGAACTTGCAAAAACATGGTATAATAATATCAGAACGAAACGAAAGGAGATACCCCAAAATGCTGTGCAACACTGTTAATGTCATGTCGTATGAGTATAGTTACGAATATTCTGAGTTCATGTCCTTTGAACGCAGTTTTATTTCTCATACTCCTCGACAGGCAAAAACAGACCATGTACAGATGCGGTGCGTCTTCTAAGCGATAACTGCATGTCATAGCTGCTTGTCGAGATTTCGGCAGGCAGCTTTTTTGTTGCCTGCAATACAGAAAGGCAGCAAGAAAATGAACGTTCCTACTATCGATATTCAGAAAACCGGTGCCAACATTAAGACGCTGCGAAAAGCAGCAGGTATCAAGGTGAAAGATGTGGCAGATACACTCGGCGTATCCACGCAGGCAGTTGCCAAATGGCAAGCTGGAACCGCGCTTCCAACCATTGATAACCTTGTGATATTGGCAGCGATGCTGGATACCAAGATAGATGACATCCTTGTCATCGCATAAACCCTCGCCGCAGGATTGCGGCTATATATGGCCCGTTGGACGAATTGGTAGAGTTGCCGCCCTTTCACGGCGGAGGTTATTGTGGGTTCGAAACCCACACGGGTCACCATGCTTCTGTAGCTCAGTTGGTAGAGCAGCGGTCTGAAGAGCCGCGTGCAGCTGGTTCGACTCCAGCCGGAAGCACCATCGAGGTTTTTATACCTCATTCTATGTGTCGGTATGCAAGCGGTCAAAGCAAACTGTCTGTAAAACAGGTCTGTTACAGTTCGTAGGTTCGAATCCTACCCGGCACACCATACGGCCCCTTCGACAAGCTGGTCCAAGTCGCCAGCCTCTCAAGCTGGAGTCGGCAGTTCGAGTCTGCCAGGGGTCATACAAGCACCTATGTCAAAAAGGTGCATTATGCAGAGGTCGCCTAACGGTAGGGCAGCAGCTTGCTAAGCTGCCGTCGCGGAAATCGCGGCATGTGAGTTCGAATCTCACCCTCTGCGCCATCTGCTTGCTTGTTCGAGTGGTTGATGAAATCGGTCCAGAAAACCGACGATGGGAGACTGTCCGAAGGTTCGAATCCTTCAGCAAGCGCCACTGCCCTCATTCTGTGCGGTATCCGTGCAGGTGAGGGCTTTTTCTTTTGCTTTTCGCTTCGAATTTCGGACTCGAATGGCGTTAATGGTCGGATATTCTTGATTATACATGCCTTTGCTGTATGGCAAATAGCTCCAAACAGTATTGGTTTTTACACCCAATTCTTCTGCAATTTCAGGAACTGACATACCGTTCGCACGCAGCTTCCCGATTTGTTCTGATGTTTCATCTGACCAGGCCCCGGCCGTAATCAGTATTTTGCGCACTTTCTGCAATGAGATGCCTGCACGTTTGGCAATGGTTCTTCTAGGTATACCTTGCTCATGGAGCCGGAGAGCCGTCTGTATTGTCGCGTCCATCTTGTCAGTGCCTCGCCGTTATCGATTTTTGTATTGCCCTAATTGTTGTACTTTAAGAAATGTGGCAAGAATTCCCCCTCATTTATGTGGGGGATGAATTGCCACTTTACTGTATGTTCTTGATTATTTGTCGAAAATATGATATAATATAAATATGAAATCAAGACCGTATGTAAATGCAAGAACCTGCGTTTACAATCTAAACTATCATATCGTTTGGTGCGTAAAGTATCGGCGTAAGGTGCTGACGCAGCAGATTTCCGATTACTTGATAAACGATATCAATAGTATTGCTAAAGAAAAAGGGTTCACTGTAATTGAAGCAAAAGTTGGTGATGGCGACCACATTCATGTGTTTGTGTCGGTTCCGCCGAAATTTTCCATCACAACTATTGTTTCTTACCTGAAAGGAATTACAGGCCGCCATTTGTTTATGGCTTTTCCAGAAATAAAGCAAAAGCTGTGGAAAGGCCATCTTTGGAATGATAGTTATTTCGTAGAAAGCGTTGGCTCTACAAGCAGTGAAAACATCATACGCTATATAGAGCGGCAATCAAATCATTGCATGTAAGAGGTGGTAAGCGGTGCCTGCACAAAAATTAAATAGAGCAATAAAATATCGTGCGTACCCAACGCCGGAACAGCGGGTTCTGTTTGCCAAAACTTTTGGTTGTGTTCGCTTTGTGTGGAATCGTATGCTTGCCGACGCACAAACTTTTTTAGACGAAACCGGTGTGTTTTTTATTCCTACGCCTGCTAAATACAAAAAGGAATTCCCGTTTCTGAAAGAGGTGGATAGCCTTGCACTTGCAAACACGCAGCTTGATTTGAAGGATGCAAACAAGCGGCATCTGGAGAACCCAAAAGCTGTCGGGGTCCCAAGATTGAAAAGCAAACGTAAAAGTGGAATGTCGTATACAACGAACAACCAAAAAGTGCAAAATAAAGACGGAAAAATCAAAGACACCATATATATTGTCGGCAACCTTGTTCATTTGCCAAAGGTTGGTGACATAAAAGTCAAAGTGCATCGCAAACCCGGTACAGATTGGGCGCTGAAAGGTGCCACTGTTAGCTGTACCCGCAGCGGTAAGTATTTTATTTCTCTGTTGTATGAGTTCAAAAAGGACATTCAACCTGTTGTTCCTACTAAAGAAACATCCTTAGGTCTGGATTATTCCTCCCATGACTTTTTTGTTGACAGCAACGGTGACGTGGCCAATTATCCAAGATTCTACCGTCGGAGTGAAGCAAAACTCGCAAGGGCGCAGCGAAGGCTGTCTCGTATGCAGTTTGGCTCTCACCACTATGACAAACAACTTTATAAAGTTCGAGTTCTTCAGGAACATATTGCCAACCAGCGCAAGAACTTCTGCCACACGATAAGTGCTGCGATAGCCAAGCAGTATAATGCCGTGTTCGTGGAAGATATCAATTTGCGCGGTTTGGCGGGTTCTCTGAAATTGGGAAAATCCACTAACGACAACGGCTTCGGTATGTTCCGCACGATGTTAGAGTATAAACTCACATCGCAGGGGAAGACCTTTGCCAAAATCGATAAGTGGTATCCATCCAGCAAGACATGCAGCGTGTGTGGCTTTATAAAAGACGACCTCACACTTGCCGACCGTGTCTGGACATGCAGTGCTTGTGGAACTACGCATAACCGCGACCACAATGCCGCCATTAACATTCGCAATGTAGGATTACTGGGATTGTATCCCGCATAATCCAATTCTCACCCACGCTATGCCGCCAGCAACAGCGGTGAACGCCCATTGTACTCGGTAGCACGGACGGAAACCGTGCCTAACAGTCCGTCGAGTGGTGAATAAATTGGAGTCCTGCGGGATTTCAAGCCCCCGCGTTTAGGCGGGGGTAGTTGACTCATACAGCAAAGCACCAAATTGTCCAGGAAGCAAAAGTGCCTTCATTTGCCACTGATTCATCTATTCGGAACAATAGAATGTGTATAAACTGTTACCATTTAGCGCTTTCCGTTGTGAGAAATTGCGAATCGCGGTATAATGAAAGGGTAAAAAGTGAAAGGATTTTTGCCGTATGTGCATTGATTTCACGAGCAAGCAGTACTTCTTCATTCTGCACGCTCTTGCTGTTATGATAACGTTTTATAGCAACGATTTTTCCTCTATCTGCAAAGAGGTTGGAGAGTCTTATGGAGCAAGCGAAGCAGACATTGCAAGTGCTTGCGCTGCTCTGACAGCTGTGAACGTAACGGCACCTGTCAAAAGTTTATCTAACAAGTGCAGCGACATTCTGGAAGATATACTGCATCATGCACGGGAACTGCCGGGAAATGACGCTCCATATAAATACAGTGTTGGCTTAGATGTCTCTTCCTGGAAAGCCGTTGCCGATGCGTTGGATACATACTCTCGTGTTTTGATGGGTCAATTTGGCGTCATCTATGAAGCACTTGATATTTCTGGTAACGATGAGCAGCACCTTCAGGCGTACCATGATGCCCGCTGGAATGGAGTAGGTATCATTGAAACCCGAGACCTTCTGATTCCACAGCTTAAAAAGATTGGCGTTGGCTGGAACGGAAACTTTGGTATTTCAAATTCAGGACTCGCTTATAACAGCAAACTGGCATACGAGATTCTTAAAACCGTTCGATATGCGACAGAGAAACGAGATAGCTCCGTTCTGAAAGTGACAAACGAGCCGCTGCCGCGTGCTGAAGGTTCTTTCCAAATTAGAGCACTGTGAACAAGATTGGAGGTTTTCCGGGGTGGGCGACCACATCATTTCTTTCTTAGACATCTGCGCCATGCGCGGTCAGTTGGTTTTGGCAAAAGCACCGTCCATCCCGGCTATCGATAATAAAACCGTGTATTGTACCGGGGCTCACAAGCGCGGGGAGGACCGTTGCATCGTCCTTAACGGCGAGGAGTACAGTCAGATTCTTTTTGTAGACGGGACAATAAAATTGTGTTGGCAGTGAGGTGGCATTGTGGATAATATCATCGTGAACAGTGCTCTTTGGTACGCTGAGCAGAGCAGCCAGTTTCTTGTGAATTCCGGAGCAGACAAACTTCTCGGCAAAGGCTTTGACTATTATGCGACAAAGTCCATTCTGCTCGGCAACAAGCTCATCAAAAATAGGCAGATTGTCGCTGATGCAACAGACGGGGAACTCGCTGTACAGTTCTCGATGACATACGCCGCCAACTACTGGCGGTTCGCCAAGAGCATATATAACTTCACCCATGCGTTCCTGAAGATACTGGCGGAAACTGAAGACGCTCCTATATACTCCGACATCATGACGCGCTTGCCGTACAGGGATTAAGTCATGCATTGGTGTCCGAACGGCAAAAAACTGATTGAGTCTTTTCGTCGCAGTAACGAAGCATATACGCAATCGCTCCAGAACAAAGATAACAAGGCTGCAGTTGGAGCCACAACCATATCCACAGCGCCTGATGCGTCCATGAGCGAAGAAGAGTTGGAGAAAAACCAGAACTATAACGCCCAAGTGGAGTCGTACCTGCGTATAGCGGTTTCCGCAGCTTATTATCTCGCATCCAAGAATGCAGAAATTAAAGAAGTGAAAATCCCGAAAGAGAAGCGGCCCATCCTTGTTTCCAAATCTGGCGCAGCTCCTAAAAGAGTCAACGTCAAGACCTACAATGTCGGCTTTGTCATCGGAAAGAGCTTTGAAAAGCAGCTGGCTTCAGGCACAGAATATCAGAAATCTACAGCAACTGGTACTGGCCGCACAGTCAGACCTCACGTCCGCCGCGCCCATTGGCATCATTATTGGGTCGGAGAAGGCCGAACTCGCTTAGAAGTTCGCTGGATTGAGCCGACTTTTGTGCTGCCGGAAGGAAAACGTGAGGTAAAGCTTGCAACAGTAAGACGCGTTATTGGCGCTTAAATATGATACTGTAAGTTGTATTTGCAATGAGCTGCTGTATCATATTTGGGTTTCATCTTTTGGCTCCTCAAGCTGATATTTTTCCTGGATGCCACGACGCATCAAATCAAGAAAAGTGATTGTCTTTCCTTCTTCCACGGAATATATACGCGCTAAATTTTCTAAAGACTGTTTCCATTCGAAAGGAATCGTGATGTTCACTTGTACATTTGATTTCTTTGCCAACTGTATCACCTCATACATATATTATATATGTATTCTATGTTACTGGTCAAGCTACCGAACCTATGATTCATTAAAAATTAAAAAAGGAGATGAAGCCATTCATCCCGCAGGCAAATCTGCAGGTTTTCTGGCTCTCAATTATAACAATAACAATAAGCCGTTGCCTATGCTGGGGGCAGCGGTTTTTTCTTTTCTCTTGCAATACTGTGCGAACGGCATATCATAAAAATTGTACGATAGATAACAGACTGTTGGTCCATTGCGTACAATTCATATTCTGCAGTTAAATTAGCAGACTCTCTTTTGAGGGCCTGCTTCTTTTTTTGTATGTATTGATTAGAAACAAAAATATTTCAGAAAGGATGAATACTATGACCACAAATACCAAGAACAGCTTTACCAGGTTCGCGGCTGCCGCAAAAGATTGCTTCTATGTGAATTCTTTTCGCGCAGACTTAGTTCAGTGCGACAGGGCCTTGAAAATGGACGGCGAGATGCACGTCGAAGCGGAATGCTGGATGAACATTTTGGATGCCCTGGACGATAACGACATCAAGATGTATGTCGATAACGAATACCGTCCCGGACTTTTGAACCCGTTCCATAAATGGTGACGCTCCAAAAACAAGTCAATAACTCACGACTAAAGTCATGGGCTTGCGTCATTGACACCTCCCACGATTGAAATCGTGGGATTCCCGGGTGGCAGTGGCAAGGCTTATCACCATGCCGCATACAAGGCAGCGAGTTATGCGGTTTCCCACAAAAAGCCACGGGTGTGGTTTTCCATGAGTATCCAGCCTTTGCAGGTTGACCAACACACTTGTCTGCGTTCCCAGCTTTTTGAGTGCATCCTCCTGTGAAGTTTCACCCCTTACGGGGCAGCTCTCTTACGAGGGACGTGTCGAGACCCCCGGAAAACTATTATTTTTAGAATCCAACGCTTGCAGGAAGATAGCTTTCAGCTTCCTGCAGGCACTTTTTTGTATTTTCATGCATCTTCAAAAATGCAGGAAAAGCAGCTTTAAGAGCTTCGATATCGTATTTCAGGGTTTCTGTATCTATATGTTCAAGCAGAAAAGCGGAATACAGGTCACGCTGAACCACTTCTCCGCTGCTGAGATGTGCCATCCGTTCAGATAGTTTCTTCTTGGTATAGCTTTCATCCGTATGGTCAAACTGAGAGGCTTTCGTCTCAAAAGTATCTACCTTGATAACATTGCCGCCGTTGCGGACAGCTTTGTTTGTAAGAATCGTGATAAACTTCGCAGGAGCACAGCGACTTAAAGATTTACCGAAACGCTTTTTCGTATGTGCCCTGCCGGTTTTAGCGTTAATTTTCGTTTTCTTGCTGCGTTTCTGCAAAGCCTTGTAGTCCATGTCTTCAACGATAAACTTATTACCGTGTTGCAGTAATTCATTGGCAAGGGTATTGTGCTCCATCTTACGGATATCAGCTAAGCGGCGGTTCAGGTCCCGCAATTTTGCACGCAGACGATAGTAGTGTTTGCTATACTTCCAGTCGCGCTTTTGCTTTTGACCGTGCTTGCGCTTCAATCGTTTTATCGTGCCATCCGGATTATAATATTTCGGATTCGTGGCGCGACGGGAACGGTCCATTGCTCGCATGGTGCATGTAATTTCGTTCACAAGGCTTTTAGCTTGCGCTCTTGCCGATGGCGCGAGCACCCTCAAATCGCAG